ATGCGCAGACTCATGATTGGACTGCTGGCCATCGTCGGCTTTCTCGCCGGCGGCGGACTCGTCGCCGTCAGTCAGGCCGCCGACCTCGGTGACCGGCTCGACAGCGGCGGCACCATCAGCGTCGGAGACCAGCTGACTTCTGCCAACCAGGGCTTCCGGTTCGTGCTCCAGGGCGACGGGAACGCCGTCGTCTACTTCGCCTCCAACGAACCCCAGTTCTCCACGAACACCACCGGCGGCACCCGCTTCGTACTCCAGAACGACGGCAACGCGGTCCTGTACTCAGCTGCCAACCAGCCACTGTGGAACTCGGGCACCGCAGGACGCCCCGCCGCCTACATGATCATGCAGAACGACGGCAACCTGGTCATCGTCGGAACCGACGGACGACCCACATGGAGCAAGAACACCGGCGTCATCGGCGCACCACCGCCCCCGGCCACCGGCCCGACCGTGGTCGGGCAGACCCTGGGCTCCGGTGAGCGCCTCAGCGGCGGCCAGGCGCTCGCCATCGGTGGGTGGTTGGCGCTCATGCAGGACGACGGCAACTTCGTCATCTACGCCAACGGCGCACCCCAGTTCAACACCCGCACCGGCGGCAACCGAGGCGCCTTCTTGCTCATGCAGACCGACGGCAACCTCGTCGTCTACTCCGCCGCCAGCCGTCCGCTCTACAACACCGGCACCGGCGGCAACGCCAGCGCCCGACTCGTGCTGCAGAACGACGGCAACCTCGTCGTCTACCGCACCAACAACACCGCCGCCTGGTCCCGCACCACCGGCCTCATTGGGGCACCCCCGGCACCTCCCGGGGACGTGTACTACAACAACTGCGCCGAAGTCCGCGCTGCCGGCAAGGCCCCGCTCTACCGCGGCCAGCCCGGCTACCGGTCCGGCCTGGACTCTGACGGCGACGGCGTCGCCTGCGAGACCTGACCCAGAACGCGCAACAGCGCCCCCGCCCGGCCGAAGCCGAGCGGGGGCGCTGTCGTTTCCGGCTCACAGGCGTGTCGCAGGTTGCAGGTAGGGTCTTTGAGCGGCGCGCGAGGGGTGCGCCAATCGCGGGGAGTACCTGGGTGACCGGGGGTAGGTCAACGGGGTGAACAGTGTCGGTCGGCAGCAAGACCGTCATCACGGTGCGTTCCATCGCGGCGGTCGTCGCGGCCAGCGGGGTCGCCGGAACCAGCGCGCAGCAGGCCGGCGTGTGGGACAACCCGCCGACCGGTCTGCTGTGGGCCTGCATCCTCTCGCCGGGCGTCGTGGCGGTCGGCGAGCAGGTCCGTGCCATCGTGAAGGAGCGGAAGGCTGGATCGCGGGACAACCGCCAGCAGGCGATCGACCTGGCGCTGACCGAGGCGGTCCTTCGGATCAGCGATCAGACCAAGTACGACAAGTGGGATGTCGGGGTCAGCCTGTGGAAGGTCAAGAAGTCCCGCCTCGGATGGCTCACTGGTCGAACGGACGTGATGGTGCGGATGGGGCATCGAAGGTTCAACCCGCGCCCGACTCGCAGCGACATCGTGTGGACCCGCGGCAAGGGCGTCATCGGGATCTGCTGGGAGACCCAGGACGAGGTGGACCGGGACTTGCGACCGGCCTGTCGGCGGTTTCCCAACGGCGCCTGCACGGAGAAACGGTGGAAGTCGGTCGGCGCCGATCTCCGCATGGGGATGTCGCTCGACGAGTTCCGGACGATGATCGGCAAGTACGGGGAGGTTCTCGCGGTGCCGATCAAGTCGGCCAATGGAACTTTTCTCGGGTGCGTCGCAGTTGACATTCCCATCGCAGCTTGCAAGCCCGATGATGGGGCCAGGCTCGGGACGATTGCCGTGAAGAACATCGTGGCCTTGACGGCAGACCTGATGCAGGAGGTGGTCGAGGATGCGTAGAGCAGGCTCGATTGAGGTAGGAAGTGCGATGTGAACGCCTCATCCGCGAGCAGGGGCCGTCGGGCCGTTGTCCGGCAGTACGGCGAGCAGGGCGCAACCTACCTGGAGAACCTGCAGAAGGTGACCGGCGACAACCCCTACCTGCAGTCGGCCATCGACCGTGTGCAGCAGCGCGCCGAGCAACAGGACGAGAAGAACCCGAAGTAGACCGTTACCTGAAACATGACAGCGCCCCTGCTCGGCTTCGGCCGAGCGGGGGCGCTGTCGCACAGGGAGGCGTCGCGGACTGCTGGCGTCTACGGCTGCCGGTCGGTGGCGTGCTGGCCGACGTCGTCGAACTGGGTGAGCAGGTCGTGCAGCTGCTCCAGCTGCCCGGAGGCGAGCAGGGCGGCGACCTGATTGACGCGCTCCCGGGGAGCACCGAGGGCCACGGCGGCGTCCTGCAGCCGGGCCACGGAGTCGGGCGACCAGACGGCGGCACGGGTTGCGCGGGAGACGAAGACGTCGCGCAGTGCGGCCGCGACGGTGATGCCGGCGGCGATGCGGGCGTCTAGACCGAGGGGGACGGCGACACCGAACGCCGCGGCGGTCGCCAGCAGCGTGGCGGCGTACTGGATGAGCTGGGCGGGCTCGGCGTCGCGCAGCCGCAGCCACAGGGCGTACAGGCGGGCCTTGACGGTGGTCATGGGGTGTCCTCCACGGTGGTTCGGACCGCGCCGACGTCGGCGCGGATGGCAGCCAGCTGCTCCAGGGCGGTCTGCAGCTGCTCGCGGGCGGCGGCGAGTTCCTCACGGACGGCGGCGAGCTCGGCTCGGTAGCGGTCGGCGGCCTCTCGGGTCTGCCGGCGTTCATCGCGCAGCTCCTTCTCCAGGAAGGCGTTCTCCTCGAGCAGGGCGGCGTTGCGTGCGTCGTGGCGCAGCTGCTGGGCGGCTTCGATCTCGGCGTCGCGGCGGGCGCGGGCCAGCTCGCGGTTGAAGAAGCCGTGCCAGGTGCGGGTAATGAGGCCTTCCTTGCCGAGCACCTTGTCCCACAGCAGCCAGGCCAGGGCGGCGAGCAGGACCAGCCACAGCGCAAGTGGGCCCAGCTTCTCGGCGACGCCGACGATGTCGCTGCCGGTCACCGACCACCGCTTCCCGCACGCTCGGCGGCCACGACGGCCTTGGCGCGCTGCCGGTTCCACAGCACGACGGTGCCGGCCGCGAGCACGAAGTGGATGAGGGCCGATCCGGCCAGGCCGGTGCCGGTGCGGTAGCCGGGGCCGAGGTCGATGGCCAGTAGCCACTGAGCGGCGACGGTGAGCGGGACGCCCACGAGGATCCGCACCCAGGCCAGGGGCGCCCGGTAGATGACAGCCAGGCCGGCGCCGATGAGCAGGATGCCCAGCACGCCGCGGCCGTCGACGTCGACACCGCGGTCCATCAGGATGCCGATCCCGAGGCCACCGTAGGCCGCGCAGCACATGCCGTGGGCGAGGATCAGTGGGCCAGCGCGGTGCGCGGCGATCCCGATCAGCCCGAGAGTGCCGGCGAGGAACAGCCCGGCTCCCCACAGCGACAACGGCATGGCCCGTTCGATGGCCGACAGGCCCGGCTCGACGAACCCGGGCGGGCGAGGCTGCAGGTAGTCCAGCCCGCGGGCGGCGGCGACGCCGAGCAGGATGAGCTGGACCAGCATCAGGGCCAGGTTGTGGGCCCCGGGCCGCCACTCGGTGGCGGCCCGGGGCGCGAGGGCGGTGGTCACGTCGATCGACAGGCGCTGTCAGGCGGCGCGATCTGCGCCGGTGAGCAGCACCGTGCGGACGGCGTCCTCGACGTCGGCGCGGGTGATGCCCTTGGCCTCGCCCAGGGCGGCGATGACTGGGGCGGCCAGCGCGCCGGCGATGGCGCGGCCGAGCGCGCTCTCGTCGACGTCGTCGCGGGTGGCCAGGGCGCGGGCGAGCTCGGCGCTGGCTCGGGCGTTGGCGAAGACGTCGGCGAGCACGCTGCGGGCCTGCTGCGGGCCGCCGGTCGCGTCCTGGACCGGGCCGGCGACCTGGTCGTCCCAGACGGCGAGGGGCACCCGGTCCAGGCGGCGGCTGAGGGAGTCCAGGGCGCCGATGAGCTGGGTGTGGCGGTCGCCGGCGACGGACCGGTCGGTGGGGTCGTACATGTCGTCCTCCGGGGTGAGCGGGATGAGGCCTGCGGCGGCGGTTCCGCCCAGGCCGGGTGCCAGGCGCTGCTCGGCGAGCGCGGTCATGTCGTCGGCGTCCTCGGGGGAGCCCATGAACTCCAGGTGCATCGAGTCGCCGTAGGTGCCGCCCCAGGCCCACCCGAAGGCGTTCCACATCAGCGGCAGCCAGTTAGGGAAGTCGGTGACCCGCAGCCCCTTCTTGATGTAAGGGTTGGCCAGGCTGTTGATGTCGACCGCGATCCACCACGCGTGGTTGGACGACACCGAGGTGCCGGCGATGGCGCGGCAGTTCCCGCCCCAGGTCTGGCCGGTGCGCAGCAGGTAGCCGCGACGCTCGGTCTCGGCGATCAGCAGGAACGCCAGCCGGGCGGCCCTCTTGTGCACGACCACCTTGACCCCGGAGATCGGGGCCACGATGACCGCGGTCTGGGTCTTGGCCGTGCAGGTCGGCCAGCCCTGGCCCCAGCCCTTGCGGGCCGCGGAGATTGAGTAGTCCTTGATCGAGTACCTCACGGCCGGTGCACCTCGTCGTGCGCGCAGAGAGCCGCCCACGCGTCGTCGGGCTCGAGCACGACGGTGCCGGCGACCCGCAGGGTGGGGGTGAGGTCGGGGTCGGTGTCCCAGGACCCGTCGGCGGGCGGCTGGGCGACGTCGTCGTCCAGCTCGTCGGCGGCGACGATGCCGGGGTAGGCCGGGTCGTTGACGGGGTCGGTGGCGTTCGGGTGCTCGGCTGCCGTCACCGGGGCACCTCGCGCTGGGGCACCTGCACGACGATCTGCATGGGCACGGGCAGCGCGCCGACGGTGACCAGGTGGCCGCCGACGACCAGCGCGGTCGGCCGGCCGGGCACGGTGCTGGCGCGTCCCTCGATCAGGGTGGTGGTGGGTCGATCCACGGTGGCCCTCCGGGCATGGATGGGACCCGGCCACCGGGATGGTGGTCGGGGATGCGTCGTGCAGGTCCTCCTCGACGCGTAGCTGGCGGCCGACGACGACGCGTCGCGCCCGCCGGCCGGGACGACGCGTCGCGTTACGCCGGCATGGGCTCCAGCTGCTCGTAGAACAGCGCCACCCACGACATGAGGTGCGCGGGGGCGTGCGGCTGCGGCATCAGGGTGGCGGTGAGCCCGCCGCGGTAGCGGATGCCGCCGTACAGGCGCAGCAGGTCCACGGCCTGGGCGGCGACGCGGCGGCTGGTGTCGACGGCGCCGACCATCGACCACGGGGTGCCCCAGCCCTGCCGACCCTGGTAGTAGAACGACGCCCCGAAGGTGTCCTCCAGGCCGGTGGTCTCGAACGCGAGCTCACCGGACCCGTCGGTGCACCGCAGGTTGCGCTCCAGCCAGCCGAGGGCGGCGTCGCCGTCGCCGGAGCGGCCCATGCCGACCAGGGACAGCCAGGCCAGCCACCCGTCCCCGGCCGGGGCGGCCAGCACCTTCGCCGAGGTGTCGGGGATGGTCACCCGGTCGGTCCAGGTGGCCGAGGTGCCCCGCAGCCGGACCGGGGCCGGGTCGGCGCGGTCGTAGACGACCTGCGTCCAGACAGTGGCCGGGTCGTTGGTGGGGTTCCACAGCACGACGCGGGCGCCGTCCCGGAAGGGCTGCGGCAGGGTCAGCATGTAGCCGGCGGCCCCACCGCCGCCGCGGTTGACCTCGGCGTGGGCGTGGTCGCAGGACCACTGCGCGTTCAGCTGCTGCCCGAAGTGCGTTGTGAACAGGGTGCCCAGGTCGGCGCGCCAGTCCTCGGGCTTGCGGCCGTCGGTGGTCACGGCGAGCACCGAGTCGTAGGCGGCTTTCCCGCCGCCGGAGCCGATGGCGATGAACACTTGCCGGATCGTCCCGGCGCCAGCGAGGTCGGCCAGGACGAGGGTCTGGCCGGGGGCGAGGGTGACGCCCTCCTGCCGGCAGATCAGGGGCGGCGCGGTGGCGACGGGTACCCCGCCGAGGAGGGCGGTCACAGGTTCTTGGGCCAGACCTTGGCGACGGAGAACGACAGCCGCACGTCCGCCGAGGGGGTGCACGCACCGGACAGCTGCCGCAGGATTGGCTGGAAGCTGTAGGAGTCGCTGGTGCCGGAGTCGATGACCCCGAACGCGTTGACGGTGCGGGCCTCGGCGGTGCCCGAGCTGTTGTTCTCCCGCCCGTGCCGCACCCCGGCGTTGCCCGGGTCCGCGACGGCACCGAGCGCCAGCTCGGACCCGCCCTGCACGGTGGCGTAGCACTGGGCCACGACCTCGCCGATGAACGGGACCCCGGCCCCGAAGGGCTGGTTGATGGCCACCGTGGCGTGCAGGCCGCGGTTACTGCCCGAGTTCAGCGCGCTGGCGATCCCAGAGTCGGCGGGGGTGTCGATGATCAGCGGGCCACCGGATCGGAGCTGCCACACCCCGCCGTAGCGCTGGTAGAGGCGGCCGGCGACGGTGCAGAACATGCCGTCGATCAGCGTCACGCCGGAAGCGGCGAACGCGGAATCGCGCGCGGCGGTCGTGGTAAACCGCGGGGTGACCAGGGTCCTCATCCCGACGACGACCTGGCCGATCTGGTAGCCGCCGGTGGCGGCGTCGCCCTGGTCGTTGATCGTCATCCCGGTGATGGGGTCGGTCGTGGCCATGGGTCAGCTCCTCACGTGGGGAACGCGGACAGGCGGCCCTGGATGACCCAGGTGCCGCCGGCCCGGATGAGCAGGACGGTGTCCCCGACTGCGGGGGTGGGGTAGGAGGCCAGGCGGGGGAGCTGGAGGTCTGCGCCGTTGACCCGGACCGTGACCGGCGCTGTGGCGGTGGACCCGGCGGTGGCGGTCACCCGGGCCATGACGGGCACCCCGCGGGCGCCGACCAGGTTCATCAGGACGATGGCGAGCTTGCGGGTGCCGTCGCCGGTCACGTCGCGTCCGGCCGGGTGGAGCGGGTGTTGATGCGCTGCCCGTCGCGGCCGATGACCAGGGGCACGGTGACGGTCTCGACGAGGTGCTGCTCGACCGGGCGGCGCTTGTCCGCCCGCTCGCGGGGCAGCTGCACGGTGATCACGTCCCCGTCGTCCAGGCCCGGGTGCGGGACGGCGGTCAGGGACAGCTGCGACGCCTGCCCGCGGACCCGCTCCAGGATGGTGCGAGCGGCGACCAGCGCCTGGTTGGCGTCAGCCAGCAGCGGGGAGGACCACCGGTAGGGCCGGACCCCGAACGGCCCGGCCAGCTGCGGGGAGTTCACCGGGTCGGGGCCGGCGTAGGTCGGCGAGTTGGGGTCGTTGTCCCACACGATGACCGGGTCGAACGGGGTGTCGGAGGTGGCCTTCGACGAGGACACGATCACCACGTTGAAGGTCTTCTGCCGGGACCTCTCCCGGTCAGCGGACAGCAGCACCCCCGACGCCGAGGCGTCCACCAGCCACGCCGGGCTGGCCGTCAGCTGCGGCACGTCCCGCAGCACCGGGGCCCCGTTGCGGTCGAAGAACACGTCGATGCTGGCCGCGGTGGACAGCTCCTCGATCACCTTGTCGCGATCGCCTTCCCACGTGCCGGCCGGCACCGTGGCCGTCGACGTCGACAGGTCGGTGACCGTGGTGCCCGCCGGCAGCGCCTCCAGCAGCAGGTTGGTGATGGCCGTCCGGGCCCGGACGCCGGCCGGGGCGGCCCGCGGGATGAGGAAGCCCGCGGCCTTGACCTTCGACCAGCGGTCCGGGCAGGAGGAGATCGCGATGGACCCGTCGGCGCCGTAGGACATGCGCAGCGCGTCGACCGGGAACACGCCCTGCGGGATGGCCACCTGGTTGCCGTTCGGGGCGCGCAGCACCACGGTGGGCACTAGCTCGACCCCGACCGGGACCAGCAGGTCCCATAGGCCCGGCTGGGGCGCCAGCGTCGCCGTCAGGGTGCGGCGGGCGCCGGGGGTCGACCCGTCGGCGGTGGTCGACCCCGACAGCAGCGGGAGCAGGGTGCGGTCCCGGTAGGCCAGCCCGCCGGAGTCCTCCAGCTGGACGGTAGACCCGGTTGCGGTGCGGGCGCGGAGCTGGCCGAACTGCTTGTGCGGGCCGCGGATCAGCTCGGTGGCCCACGCCGGCAGCTGGTACATCAGGCGGTCCCGGCGGCGATCTGGGCCCACGTGGTGCCGGCCGAGATGTCCGACCAGCGGGCGAACCGAGCCGACACGTCGGCGTGCGCGACCTGCGCCCGGGTGCCGCCGGCCGGGCGGTCGACCACCTGGTAGGGCAGGGTCCACAGGCGCCGCTGCTCGGGCCCGTAGTCGACCAGGCGGGCGGCCCTTGCGCGGCCGATCGAGACGTAGGCAGTGGGCTCCAGATAGCCCAGGCTCGGTGGGACGTTGAACAGCAGCACCGAGTCGTCGTCAAGCAGTGCCCGCATGGCCACCAACTCGCTCGACGTCGAGGTCTGCACCACCAGCCCACCGGTCTCACTCGGGCGGCTGGACCCGGCGATGGTCAGCGGACGGGGGCGGTCCATCGGCTGCAGGACCACCGCGGCGGTGTCCTGCTCCCGGTCGGTCAGCTCGGCGATCGTGGGCAGCATGACCGACTTGGACGGCACCCCCAGGTGGATCAGCCAGGCCTCGGGGACCTGCAGGTTGCCCGCGATGGTGGGGTTGTTGTTGACCGCGATCGAGTAGGTGACCGGCACCCCGAACGGCACCTCGTTGTCCGTCACCGTCGCCGTCCCACCCGAGATGGGCAGCGGGCCGCCGTCAGTGGTGCGCACCGGCCGGGTCAGCCCGTCGGGGTCGGTCCGCAGGACGGTGACCGAGCCGACCGATGGCGAGCCAGTCTCGGAAACCGTGACCCGGTACGAGGGGGGCGTCGTCGCCAGCTGGGGGGTGAGGGCGAGGCCGAGCGTCGACGGCACCGCTCACCCCCCAGCGTTTATGATCATGTCGGCGAGTGAGCCCATGGCCTGGTCGATCAGGACGTCGGTACTGGCCGCGATCTCCTTGCCGTCGAGGGTCACCAGCACCGTGACCTGCGGAGCGGCAGCCGTCACCGTCATCGCGGCCGGGCCGGACCGCGCGACCGGGGTCGCGACCATCGGGCTGGCGGCCCCCGGGTCCTCGGCCGGCCAGGGCCGGCCGGCGTGGATGGCCTCGAACAGATCCCGGTTCTGCGCGGTCTTCTCCTGGTCGAACACGAACTCGCCGCGGTGCACCGGCCCCGCGACCTCGTACTTCCCGCCGTCCCCGGTGTAGCCACCGAAGGCGAACCCGACCCCGCCGTCGGCCCGGACCGCGGTGCCGGGGTTGGAATAGACCGTGGCCACGTTCACCGTCACGGTGCGCCGCTGGTTGACGAAATTGTTCAGCGACGCCTGCGCGGGGCCGGTGTCGGCCGACACCTGCACCGCGCCGTCTGGCAGGTGGGTGACGGTGTAGCCCATCTGCTGCAGTCGCTGCTCCGCTACCTCCGTCAGCGCCTGCACCGTCACCGGGGTGTTCGGTGGCAGCCCGGACAGCTGAGACTGCACCCCGTTGATCTGGTCCCGGGTCGTGCCGTAGGTCGGCAGGGTGACCGACAGCTCGGTCTGCTCGGGGATCTGCAGGATGGAGTCGGCCAGCGCTACGGCCTGCTCCTGGCTGGCGCCCATGTCGATGGCCGCCTGGATCAGCTGCTCCCGCGACGCCTGCAGGGAGCCGCGGAACGCGTCGTAGCTGCCCGAGGTGTTGAAGATGGCGTTGGCCTGGTCCATCGCCGACGACGCGAGCTGGTCCAGCATGTCGTTGTTCTTCCGACCAGCCTCGGTGGTGTCGTCGAGGGTGCGCTGCCAGCCCTCCTCGCCCATCGCAGCGGTGATGTCTGCGATGGCCTCCTGGTACTGGCGGGTGGCCCCGCGCAGGTCGAGGGTCGGGCCGTTCAGGTTGTCGAGGGCGTCGGCGAGCTCCTCTGCGGCCGTCTTCGCGTCGTCGGCCGCGACGCCGAGTTCGCCGGTCGCCGTGGCGGCGTCCTGCAGTCCGGGCGCGGCGCCGTCGGCGGCGTCCCCGGACTCGGCGGTGGCCGCCGCCAGCCGCTCATTGTCGGCGACCGCGCCGCCCATGGAGTTGGCCAGCTCCTCGAGGTTGGCCCGGTACTCCTGAGCCCGCTCGGTCGCAGCCTGAAACGTCGCGTCCTCGGTGTTCCCGCCGGCTCGGTCGAGTGCGGCCTGCTCGTAGTCCCGGGACGCCTGGATGAGCTCCTCGTAGGCGTCGCGGTTGCCGAGCAGCGCGTCGGTGACCCGGGGAAGGGACCCGCCGAGCTCCTTGGTGACCGCGAGGAGGTCCATGTCACCCTCGGCGGCGTCGCCGGCGGCCTTCTTCGCCGCCAAGGCCCGGACGTTGTCGTCGATCGCGCCGCCGGAGTCCCGCAGCGCCGCCGCCAGGTCTTCCTGGTACGACGTGGCGGACTCGCTGGCCCGGGACGACGCCCCCAGCCAGGTGATGAGCCCGCCCAGGGCGACGGTGGCGATGCCGATGGCCGCGCCCCAGGGGCCGGTCATGAAGGTGGCGAACCGGCCGACGCCCGCGGCCGCGGTGCCGCCGCTGGTGGCCAGCAGCTGCATCTCGGTGCGGAAGGTGGCGATCTTCGGCCAGGCGACCAGCGCGGCCCCGCCGAGCAGCGCGATGCCGGCGGCGACGGTGCCGATGACGACGACAGTGTCCTGCATCCAGCCAGGCAGCTCCTGGAACCCGGCGGCGAAGTCGGCGACCATCGTGGCCCCGGCGGCCAGCATCGGGAGCAGGGTCTGGCCGATGGTGATGCCGGCGTCGCTGATCTCGTTGCGAGCGATGGCCAGCTGCGAGGCCGTGGTCTGGTAGCGCTGGTTGGCCTCGTTCATGAGCGCGCTGTTCTCGGCCCACGCGTCATTCCCGGTGGCCAGCGACGCCGCGAGCCCGTCGGCATCGCCTGCGAGCCGGAGCAGGGTGTCCGAGGTGCGGATGCCGTCCAGGCCCAGGTTGGCGATCGTGGTGTTCACGTTGCCGCCGGACTGCTGCACCCGGTCCAGGCCCTGCACGAAGGTGACCAGCGCACCGGAGGCGTCGGTGCGCCAGGCGGTGGCGAACTGCTGCGCGGTCATCCCCGCGACCTCGGCGTACGCCGAGAGCTGGTCGCCGCCGTCCAGGACCGCGGAGTTGATGTCCTTGATGACGGTGGAGATCGCAGTGCCGCCGGCCTCGGACTCGATCCCGAGGGAGCTCATCGCGTTGGCCAGGCCGAGGACGTCGCCCTCGGACATGCCCGCCTGCCGGCCGGCTGCGGCGATCCGCAGGCCCATGTCGAGGATCTCGGCCTCGGTGGAGGCGCCGGCGTTGCCGAGCGCGACCAGCGTGGAGCCCATGCGGTCCACGTCGCTGGAGCTGGTGCCCATGATGTTGGACAGGCGGGCCAGGCCGGTGGCGGCGTCCTCGGCGGACAGGTTGGTCGAGACGCCGAGGGCGATGGCGACCTCGGTGAACTCCTTGATGTCGCCGATGCCGATGCCGAGCTGACCGGCGGCCTCGGCGACGCCGGCGATCTCGGCGTGGGTGGCCGGGAGGGTGGTGGCCAGCTGCCGCAGCTGGCCCTCCAGGGCGGCGAGCTGCTCGGGGCTGCCGTCGACGGTCTTCTTGACCCCCGCCCAGGCCGACTCCCAGTCGATTGCGGCCCGCGTGGACACGGCGAGGCCTGCGGCCACGACGGCGCCGAACGTCACGGCGCCGCGGCCGACGTCGGCCATGGCCTCCCGCTGCTGGTCCGCGGCGGCCTTGGCGACGTCGGCCTGCCGCTTCTGCTCCCGCTCGGCCCGGCGGTACGCCTGGACGGAGACGTCGGCGGCGTCGGCGGCGGCCTTGGTCGCCTTGACCGCAGAGTCGGCATCACCGAGCAGTCGGATGACGACGTCGCGAGAGAGGGCCACCGGGCACCCCCTCGGTCAGTCGATGTCGACGGGGCGGCAGGTGGCGCAGTGCGCGCCGGAGCCGGGGGCCAGGACGATCTGGGTGCCGCGCTCGGCGTCCTTCGCGCGGTCGGACTCGGCCACCCGCTGCTTGGCCTGGCAGCCCTTGCACTGGCGCATGTGGGCGTGGTGGGCGCGGGGGTCCTCGGCCCAGTCCTCCGGGTGAGAGCCGCACGCCGAGCAGCGACGGTTCTCGTAGGCCTGCCACTCCAGGGCCGCCCGCTGGGACGCCGGGGACCACCGCAGGAACGCCGCCAGCTCGATGCCGCGGGGCCCGCAGTAGGCCATCCGGTCTCGGTGCAGGCGGTCCCGCCTCAGCCTTTTCCCGAGCTCCCCACGGGGGTGTCGAGGTTGAGCGACAGGATCAGCCGGTTTGAGGCCAGCTTGTCGCCCTTGGACCAGGCCGGGGAGTCCAGCTGGGTCTGCCACCACTCGACGTCGCGCAGGGACTCGTCCGCGCAGGATGCGGCGAGCAGCGCGGCACGGACGTCGTCGAGGTCGAGAGAGCCCTCGTCGTCGTACTCCAGGCCGGCCATGATCTCGTCCCAGACGTCGGGCTCCAGCGCCTGCAGCTCGACGTGCACGACGGTGTCGGCCAGCCGGGCGTTGGCCTCGGCCAGCTGCTCGCGGACCTTCTCGACCCGCTCCCGCTCGGCGTCCGTCGCATCGTCGGCGGCCGCAGCGGCGAGGTGCACCTCCAGCGCGGCGCGCAGTGTCGCGGTCTCCTGGGCGGCGCCGGCGGTGTCCCCGACCTGCACCGGCAGAGTGCCGGTGCGCCGCTTCTTGGCCTCCAGGCGCTCGCGCAGGGAGAGCGTCACGGCAGGACGACCTGCCGTGCCGGCTGGGCGGTGATGCCGAAGTCGATGCGGATCTTGAACGCGGCGTTGTCCAGCGACCGCAGCGGCGCCACGTTGCCCACCGAGATGGGGAAGATGTCGGCCTTGGACGTGCCGCCGGCGACGTAGCCGGCGTCGCAGAAGCCGATGAACCCGACCTGGTCCTGCGCGAGCACGCCGCGGACGTCGGTGCCGTTCTTGGACCCGTTGAAGGTCATGTTGCTGGACTCGGGCTTGATCGCGCCGGGCAGCTGCGGCCGGAACCGGTTCTTCGCGTCCTTGGTCTCGATCCAGTCCACCGAGGTGGTCCAGCCCGAGATGTCGTCGACCTCCTGGGTGAGCTCGGTGGCCGCAGCCTGCTCGGCGGAGCTGGGGATGCGGGTGGCCGCGACGATGGCCGGGTAGTAGAAGATCGCGACGACGCCGGGCAGGAAGAACCGGGTCGAGCTGGGGATGGTGGGCACAGCGAGCCTCCGGGCTGGGTGCGGGCATGACGGGAGGCGCCGTCACCGGGCGGTGGGGCGCTGGGGTGGTGCAGAGGCCCGCGGCGCGGGCGGGCGGTCAGGCGCTGGGCGCCCAGTCCAGGACGGTCTTGCGCGCGGCGTCGCCGCGGGCGCGCTCGGCCTCGACGACCCGGGTGCGCTCGGCCTCGTCGGCGACGGCCTCGAGGTAGTCCAGGACGCCCAGCGGGCGCCCCTCCAGGCCGTCACCGCGCACCGGGTGCCCGGCCGGGTTGAACGGGTCCGTGCCGCCGGGGTCGACCGCGACCGCGGCCAGCTCGCCGTTGACGGGCATCCACTCGGCCGGGTACCAGTCGGGGTAGTTGTCGGGGACCATGCAGACCCCGAAGACCTCGTGCTTGCAGGCGATGAGCGCCATGGCGTGTTCCTCTCGGTGGTGGGGTCAGCGGAAGCCGAGCTCGCGGGCTGCGTCCTCGAACGCGGCGAGCAGCTCGTCGGGCAGTCGCTCCCCGGCGGCCTCGACCGCGGGGGACAGGTAGGGGCGCGTCGGCTCGGGCACCCACCGGTCGAGGTGGCCGTAGACCGGGTGCCGGAACTGCGCGGCGCTGCCGCCGCGGGTGAGCCCTTCGTAGGCGCGGGCGTGCGGTGCGACGCCGACGTCGGCGCGCAGCTGCAGACCGAGGGAGCCGCGGCCCTGGTTGGTGAAGGCGCGGACGGTGATCGCGCCGGGGATCCTGGTGGACCAGCTGGCGCGGGACTTCGCATCCGACAGCAGCGGTTGACCGGCGGCATCGAACCGCTCGCGGACGTTCCGGCGTCCGGCCGGCCCGAAGCGGTGCAGGTCGCGGGCCAGCTGCGACAGGGCGACAGACCCGACCCCGACGGCCGGGCTGGTCACGACAGGACCGTCAGCTCGACCTGCGCGTCGATGACGACGGCCACCGGCAGGACGCCGGTGTTGTCGTAGGCGTCGTACCAGCGCTCCGACAACAGTCGGGCACGAGCCACCACAGCGGCCAGCTGCTGGGATCGCAGCGCCACCCCGAGGTCGCCCAGCATCGCCGAGGCCTGCCGTCGCCAGCTAGCGAAGTCGCGCTCAGGTCGCTGCGTGGAGGCGCGGGCCAGCAGCGAGCACACCACGGTGATCGTGTCGGCGTACTGCGGCCCGGCGCCGGTCTCCACCCGGGCCACGGTGAGCGGGTCCAGCTCGGCGTTGAACGCCGCGGGCAGGGTCACCGCCCGCGGCACCGCTGTGCGGTCCTGGTCGGGACCGAGCAGCACCTCGACACCGACGCCGTCATCCACCCCGCTGGACGGCGGGGCGGGCATCGCTTCCCGGCACGCCGCGACGAGGGCGTCGAGGGCATCAGCGGTGGAGTCGGTCAGCGTGGCCATCGGCGCTCCGCCGGGTCAGGCCAGCACGACGGCGGGGGAAAGGAGCCTCGCGGCGCGACCGCGGCCACGCGGGCGTCCTCGGCGACTTCGTCGAGGATCTCCCGGCGGCGCTTCACCGACGGCATGGCCTGCTGCTGGGGGCCCATCCCGCGGGACAGCAGCGCCTCGGGGTTGGCCACGACCAACGCGGTCAGCTCCAGAGCCGCGGCGTACAGCTGGTCCGAGGGCAGCAGGCTGTCCGGCGGCACGGCGAGCCCGGCCGCCTTGCGCAGCCACCCGGCGACCACGGACATGGCTACCGTCAGCTGCGTGGTGTTGATGACGCGCTCGGGGAGGAAGTCCCGCACGTCCTGCGGGGGGACGAGGGACATGCGGGACTCCCTCCTGGGTCAGGCCTGCGTCGGGGTGGACGCCGGGTTGACGCCGTCGGCGCCGGGCTGGTCGACGGCGTCGGGCTGGTCGACGGCGTCGCGCAGCACGGCGCTGCGGGTGCCGTCGGCGTGCTCGACCTCGCCGGGCTTGTCCCAGTCGTCCATGAACGCGTCGTCCTTGAGGTTGGCCACGGTCACCTCGACGTCGCCGGCCTCGATCTGGGCGCGCTGTGCCTGGGTCATCTGACCCAGGCCGACCCGGTAGTCCAGCCACGCGGCCTTGTTGGCGACGTTGGGCGGGCGCACCACGGTGACCCCGGGGCCGACCGAGCCGTCGGCCGGGTCGTCCGGGACGACCACGACTGCCTCGTCGAGCACCTGGTCGTCGACCTCCACCAGGAACCCCTCACCGACCAGCCGATCGGCGTCCTCGTCGAGGATGCCGTCGGGGGCCGGGGCGCCGGCGTACACGTACTCGGTGCGGCCGGCGTTCGTGCGGACCATGGTCAGGGGGGCGATGCCGATGAGCGCCATGGTCAGACCCCCGACAGCTTGAAGGCCGCGCCGGGCTCCTGGACCATCGGGACCGCGATCTTGCGGGCCTGGATGCGCCAGCCGTCCCGCTTGTCGTCCCGGATGGTCTTCGACTCGACCTCGCCCGGGGTGCCCTCGTAGCCGCCGCCGATGTTCTCGTAGGCGATGGAGCCCAGCTGGGTGGGGTCGGCACCGAGGACGTCCACGCCCGCGGGCATGTTCGTGGTCTTCCAGATGTCCAGGCCGCCGACGCGCACCAGGTTGCCGGTCAGCAGGATGCCGTTCTCCCCCTCGCGGGGGGCGCGCTCGATGATCTTCGCGGCGGCCAGGAGCCGGGCGAAGGGCACGGGCTTCACCGCGAGCACGGACACCGTGTAGCCCTGGTTCAGGCTGTCGGACTGCGCGGCGCCCAGCAGGATGTCCAGCAGCGGGTCGGCGCTGGCGTTGTCCCAGGTCGCCTTGGCGGGCTGCACCTGGGTGACCGCCGAGGCGATGGCCGACAGGGTGAGCTGGTCGAACTGGAAGGCGATCCGGTTGGCCAGCTTGATCAGCTTGCGCATGATCTGGTCGATGCGGCTGCGGGCGACCAGCTCGTCGCTGATCTCCTCGGCCAGACCCCACTTGTCGGTGCTGGCCACGGCGATCGTGCCGGGGGTGCTCGTGGTGAGCGGGTACTCCATGAGCGCCGCGACGCGCTCGGCGGGCAGGTCGGAGAAGATGGCCTCGGCGATCTCGTAGATGACCGAGCCGGAGCCGGTCAGGTCCACGCGGCCGGCGAGCAGCTTGTCACCGATCAGGCGCTGCTCGACAAGGCCGCGGAGCACCCGGTAGATCAGGACCGGGTTGTTCATGAGGCGGTGGGCGGTGATCTTCTGGCCGTCGATCGTCGGGCCAGCGGGGGGGTAGGTCATCGGGGGCTCCTCAGCGGGCGAACTTGACGGCGCCGGCCGCCCCCGAGGCAATGGCCTCGAGGGTGATCCCGACGTAGCGGTCGTAGTTGTCGGTGCCGGACACCCAGGTGGTGACCTGACCGGCAGCGGCGCACTTGACCGGCGTGCCGGCCGCCAGCGCGGTGGCGGCGACCGGGCGCTGCACGGCGTCGGCGAAGACGCCCAGCGGCTGGCCGGCGGCGGTGTCCTTGGAGGCGACACCGACGAAGGTCACCGAGTCGGCCGCGGCGGGCGCCCCGGCCGCGGTGACGATCTGGCCGCCGGTGACGGCGGCGGTGGCCAGGGTCGGGAGGGTGAAGGCCTCACCGGGCTTGAACTTGGGCAGGTAGTCGCTCACTGCAGGGACCCCTTCGGCAGGCCGGCGAGGGCGGCGAGCTCGTCGAGCTCGCCGTCGGTGACGGTGACGGCGGCGGTCGGGGCGCCCGCGTAGCCGATGTCGGCCAGCGGGATGACGCCCGGGGTGAGCGCGGCGAGGTTGGCCTCGGCGTGCGGGTCGCGGGCCAGGGCGTTAGACCAGCCCTCGATGCTGGACCGGGCGATCCGGCCGTCGCGAACGGCGGCGGAGACCAGGCCGGCGCGGCGCTCGGTCTCCTGCTGGTCGCGGGCGGCGCGGCCGGCGGCGGCGTCGGCCTGCAGGGTCGCCAGCTGGGCGGCGTCGACGGTGACGGTTCCCGGGGACGCCGCCGCGGCCGGGGCCGGGTCGGCGCGCTCGGTCAGGGCCTCGGTGAACGCGGCCATGATGGTCGCCTCGTCGGCGTCCGCCGCGAGCCCGAGCTCCTGCCGCATGGTGGTGAGCTGCTCGTCGCTGAAGGCCACGGTGCCGCTCCCTTCCTGGGTGGGGGTGGACCCGTCGGCGGTCGCGACGGGGTCGTGCAGGACGTCCGGCTCGCGGCCGGGCATCGGTGGCGGGGGCGCGTCGGCGCGGCCCGCGTGCTTGTAGAGGGCGGCGAGGGTCTCGGCGTGCCGCTCGGCGTCGCCGAGGGAGTCCCACAGATTCCAGAAGTCGCCGCCGGAGCGGCCGGGGACGATCTGCTCGCCGGAGGAGTTGCCGGCGTCCTCGGGGGTGGCGATGCGGTGGGCCAGGCCGGCGTCGACGGCCTCCTGGCCGCCGTACCAGGCCTCGCCCTGCATGACCGCCCGCCACTGTGCGGGGGTGCCTCCGGCGCGGCCGGCATAGACGGCGGCGTAGGCGTCGCTGACCGAGTCGAGCATCGCGGCGGCCTTGCGCATCTCGGTGGCGTCACCGACAGTGGCCGACCAGGCGTCGTGGATCATCAGCTGGGCGCCCAGGCCCATGACGATCTCGTCGCCGGCCATCGCCAGTGCGCTGGCCGCCGACGCTGCGACGCCGTCGACCCAGACGGTGACGGTGGCCCGGTGGGCGCGCAGGACGTTGGCCATCGCCATGCCCTCGGTGGCGTCGCCGCCGGGAGAGTTGATGTGCAGGTTGATGTGGTCGACGTCCAGGCCGGCGACGTCACGGACGAAGTCGTCGGCGGTCATGCCGAACCAGCCACCGATGCGCTCGTAGACGTACACGTCGGCGGTGGTGCGGGTGGCCGGCTCGCCGTCGGTGGGCTGGTCGCCGACGACCTCGGCGTGGGGGGCGCCGAGGTAGAACCAGGCGGCGGAGCCCTTGCGCAGCGCGTCGCGCACTCGCTGGTCGGGTCGAGTCGGGGGCGGGCGGGTCATGCGTCCTCCTGGCCGGGGATGCCGTAGTTCTCACGCACGAACCGCTGCAGCTCCGGCCCGGGGGTCAAGGCCCCGGACTCGATGAGCATCTTGAGCGCGGCCGCGGTGATCTGGTTGCGGGAGCCGATCTCCTGGAAGGTCACCCGGGGGGCGGGGACGTCGGGCCCGAAGTTGATGTCGACGATGTCCTCGACGATGTGCTGGGTGGCGACCTCGGCGATGTACTCGGCGAGGGCCTGCAGTGACTCGGTGAAGGTGTCGGCCTGCACGCTGGCCAGGGCGTAGGAACCGCCCTGGGCGTTGAGGTTCAGGAAGTGCGCGAGGACGCTGCGGCCGATCTGCTCGTCGGCGTAGCGCACGATCCGCTCGGCGTCCGGCAGTTCCCCGGTGACCCCGGTGAGGGTGAGCTTCGCGCCGTTCGGGATGGCGCCGCCGGCGTTCTCCCCGGACCGGAAGCCGGTTGCCAGCGCCTGGCCGGCGTCGAGGCTGGTCTCGCCCTCCCCGGCCTCGTAGATGGGCACGCCCATGCCGTTGCGCTCGATGGTCTGGGCCCAGACCCGGAACATGCGGTCCTTGATCAGCCACGGCCCGTACGCCGAGCGCAGCAGCGACTTGCCGAGCCAGTCCCCGCCCTCGCGCTCGTTGACGTACATGACGAGCCGGTTCACCGGGATGGGCTTGTCGACGCCGTGCTGCTGGATGGAGATCAGGCCGCCGTCGCGGGCCACGTTGATCGCCGACAGGGTCGAGGGCAGCCGGGCTCCCAGCTTGCGCAGCCGGTACAGGCCTTCGGGGTCCTCGCGGTACTGCTGCTCGAAGGGCATGTGCCCGAACACCAGGTGCAGCAGCGCCTCGACCAGGTGCTGCCGCCAGGAGAACCGGTCCCGGTTGCGCACGGTGGGCACCCGAGCGGCGCCGTTGAGCGGCAGGCCGAGGTCGGCGGACACGACGCGGGCGACCTCGTCGGAGGCGTCGTCCTGATCCAGCCCCCAGCGGGTGCGCCGGATGGGCATGAACAGGGCCCGCAGCACGGCGCCGACCTGCGCGTCCTGCCGGCGCATCCGCTCGTAGATCCCGACCGACAGCGGCCACCGCAGCTCAGGGGTGGTCTCCAGCTCGGCGCTGGCCCACCACGCGCTGGCCGACTGCTGCCGGGCGTACCCGATCTCTCGGACCGGGACCGGCGGGGGCGACGGGGTCGTCGGTGCGGTCACGCACACCCCCTCAGGTCAGAAGCCAGTGGTGAGCAGGTCAGCCGCTGACGAGTAGGACTCGCGGCCGGACCGGATGGGCACCGGCGACGGAGCCGGCGGCGGTGGGGGCTCGGCGGCCAGCTCGAGCAGGCCATGGCGGGCGATCGAGAGCGAGACCATCGAGCTGACGTCGGCGCTCCTGCTCTTGCGGTCGAGCAGCTTGCGGTCACCCACGTCGCGCCAGGTGGCGGCCTCAGCGGCTGCATCGAGCGCGGGGCAGGCGACCAGGGCCATGCGGCCGGCCTCGATGTCGTCGACCAGGCCCTTGTCCGCGGCGTACCGGTCGGCGGTCGAGGTGGTGGAGGGCTCGATGCCTCGGAGCCGGAACTGCGGCACCAGGGCACCGGCGGGGCCGGTGGAGTCGATGAAGAACGCGCCCGGGTTGATCTTCTCGATGACCCGCATGGCGAGGTCGATGCACCAGCCGGTGCCGGGCAGGCACTGCACGACTTCGCCGTGCACCCGGCCGTCGGCCCGCCATGCGGCGACGGTGAGCGCGGCGACGCCGGCCGGGGACACCTCCAGGCCCATCGACACCGGCGAGCTCGGTGCGCGTGGTGTGGTGACAGCGGCTGCCTTGTAGGCCTTGATGTCCAGGGCCGGGGGGACGACGACCTCGTTGGGGTCGGGGTCGGGCCAGTAGCCGATGCCCAGCCGCTCGACGGCGAACCCACGCGCCGACATGGACGCCAGCTCGACGGCCACGAAGTCTTCCGACAGCCGGTAGCCCAGCGCCGGGTTGGCCTGCGCCCACGACTGCCGGTCGGCGGCTACGGCGTTGACCTCGCCGGTCTTCCGCAGCCGCTCGGCGGCCTTGTAGGCCTCCAGCTCGACCGACCACTCCAGCCACAGCAGTCGGGGATCCTCCCCGGCCAGCGCGCGGGCGCGCAGCCGAGACAGCACAACGGCGTCGTGGCTGGGGTCCTCCTCGTCGGGAGGGGAGGACATGTAGATGATCTGTGGGTTGGGCCGCGCCGACATCGAGGGCATCAGCGCGGTGTGCTTGCTCTCGGCGTAGATCAGCGCCTCGTCGATGACGTTGACGTCCGGTGAGAGCCCCCGCCCGGACCCGTTGGAGCGGGCGACGTAGGCGATGCGGCCGCCGGCCTTGGTCTCGATGCCCTCGTTGCCGTTGGCGGTGGTGACCCGCTTGATCTTGCGACGGAGGAACGCCGACCCGTCGATGATGTTGGTCAGCCGCACGAACGCCTCGCGCGTCGTGCGGAAGTGGTGCGTGGAGTGCATGACCGTCTCGCCGAACAGGATCAGCGCGGCCAGCTCGCGGCCCTCGATGATCCCGCCCTTGCCGTTCTGGCGGGCGACGATCACGGCGGCCTCGAACGCGGCCCAGCGGTTGCGCAGCTCGCTGCACATCAGCTGCAGCGAGTAGGCCTGCCACGGGTCGAGCACCAGCCCGGCCCGCAGGGCGAGCTCGACGGCGTCGTCCCCGGAGGCGGTGGTGTCGAACTGCGGGAGGTTACTGACCCTCGGCCGCTGCTCGCCGACGAGCCTCTCGGCGCCGGGCGAGGTCGTCGGCGGGGTCATCCTCGGCCTCCTCCTCGACGGCGGGGCGGAGGGTGGTGACCAGGGTCGAGAGCATCTGCCGCAGCGCGTTCTGCTGTTGGCGGGCCTCCGACAGCACCCCGTCGACGGTCAGCACGATCTGCTTCTCGTCGACCGAGCAGGAGTCGTGCATGTGCCGCAGGTGCAGCAGCCCGTCCACACCCTTCCCGCGGATGACGCCGTCGAGCTGCTCGAGGCGGTCCGCCGTCCGGGCGGCCTCCTCCAGCAGCAGCAGCTGCGGCGGGGTGAGCGCCTTCTCGCCCTCGGCGAGGTCGGCCCACAGTCGGCGACCGCGCGCCTTGAGCCCGACCGGGGGGCGCGGCCCGCTCCCCAGTCGCTCGGTCACCGCCGGATCAGCTCGCCACGGGAGGTCGCAACCATGGGGTACAGCGCCTCCATCAGCTCGGGCGTCGGGTCCACGTCGACGAACACGACGTCGACCGACAGCCCGCGCAGCGAGCTGGGGCCACGGCGAGTGCGGAAGGACAGCCGCCCACCGGCCGCGGTAGATATCGACTCGTCACCGTTCGCACGGCGCACCTTGAGGCCTGCCGGCAGCTCATCGAGGTGCTCGACCACCGCCACGGCGTCTTCGAACGAGAACCGCGCCTGGCTCACCGACTCGGTGATCACGAGCACCCGGCGACCCGCGGCGAGGTCGCCAACCAGGCCCTGCAGCACGTAGCGGTTCACGGCCGCTCCTCCCGTCGTCGGGTCCCCGTAGCTCACAGCCGTGGGGAGAGAGAAATTTCCTGGCTGGCGGGTCAGGCGACGGGCGTCTGACCTGCAGATTTAGGAGGGGGCCTGTTTGATCTTGGTCGTGGTCGATGCAGGGTCGGAGCGGGTCCGGCCGGGCCCGCCGGTGTCGTCGCGCGGTGGTCAGCGGTCGACGACGGACGCGGCTACGTCGCCGCACTGCCCGCACGTCCCCCGCACTGGCCCGAGGGTCACCGTGGAGACCGGCAGGTAGCGGCCGCAGTCGTCGCACCTGGCGCGGGTGCAGGGCTTGCCTTCCTTGGCCATCGCGTTCCTCTCCCTCGTCACGAAGGCGCACCACCAAGTCGACAGACAATGGCCGTCCCGACATCGGCCGAGCGCTGCCCGCGGATCAGTGCGGGACGGGACGCGGCATCGCAGTGGGTCGGAGGCGATGGGGTCAGCTAGTGGTGCGTGTCTGTCGCTGGTCGACGGTCAGTCGAACCAGGTCTCGGTCCACCAGTCCGACGCCTCGGTCGGGGCCTGGGGGGTGCGGGTGCCATCGCCGCGGGACCCGTTACAGGTGGCGAGCATCAGCCGGTCGGCGCGCTTGCCGCCCTGGCTGCGGGCCCGGGTGTGGTCGGCCTGCAGCTGGCGGCCGTCGGCGTTGCGGGTGCGGTCCCGGTACATGGGCAGACCGCGGCCGCCGGGCCGGCACAGGCAGGCCGGGCCGCAGGTGCCGTCCTCGAGGCAGGGGCAGGGCGTGCCGTCGCGGTGGCTGCGGAGCAGCATGGCCGCCTGCTGCTGGTGCTCCCAGCCGAGCCCGCGCTGGGTGGTCGTCTTCGCCACGGCGCCCCCTCGGAAGTAGGCGCACCACCAGTCGCAGACCTGCCGTGCCGACGTTGGCCACCTGTCTGTGTGGCGCCGCAGTGGGTCGGAGGCGATGGGCTGGGCTGGTGGTGCGTGCCCGGGTGGACTCGATGGTCGACGCCCGGGTGGTCTGTGGTGGTCGTGCCGCCCGCCCCTGCTCCGGCTCGGCCTGGCGCGCACGATCACCCCGCGCGGAGCGGGGCGCAGTCAGCCGGGGTCGAGGGGCGAGGGCGGGCGGCACGAGGGTGCCGGGCCAGCGAGGTGGGGGGCCTCGTCGAGTGCCGGCCGCGGCAGCGCGTGGGAGCGGGTCGGTCCGCGGATCGGGGTCACATCGTGCTCACCTCCGGGGCCCGGGTGCCTGCCCGCCGACGACGAACGCCCCGGGTGGTGAACCTGAGGTTCATCCCGGGGCGTTCGAGTCGCGGAGACAGTTGTCCCGCTCGCATCGAAGCGTCGCAGCTGTCGGGGCGGAGTTCAACGTCCCGGGCCGGGCAGGGCTCAGGCGTCACTTTCTGTCCCACGCGCAACTGCCGGGCGGGCTAGTCCTGTGCGCGCAGGGCGAAGTCGAGCTCGTCGGGCGTGAGTTGCACCCGGGATGCAGGTAGAGGCCCGCTGTCGCCAGGCAGCAGGCCGGTCAGGTAGGTGCTCGAATCCCAGGGGAGGAGCTGCCATCCCTGGTCGGGGCCGCGGTGGACGAGGTTGCCGACGTGCTCGGCGACGTCGTCGGGGAGGTGTGCCAGGTCGCACGGGGTTTCGGCGTGGGGGTTGATCAGGACGTGCACCTCGCCGCTGGAGGGACGTGCCAGCACCATGGCGCACATGTCGGGTCGGACTGGCAGCCGGTCGATCCAGGGACGCACGGACCAGTTGTCGCGGTTGAGGAGGTCGCTAGAGGCCATGGCCTCACGCTGCCAGCTGACCGGGGGCGCGGCCGGTCGAGGCGGCCCGATGTCGGCGCACCGACGGCGTCAGCGACTCAGGCCGAGGCGCTTCCTGCGGAGCTCGCCGGCGCCCTCGCGGTCGAGGTACCAGCTCAGCTCGATCCAGGCCCCGGTGTGCTCGTGGGCGCTGACGTCCACGCGCATGGCTCCGCCCGGGTTCACCTCGTCGGTGTTGGGCAGCAGGATCGGACCCCCGCCGGTCGCTGGGTATGGGCTGAGCGCGACGCCTACCTGGTAGGCCGTCCGCTGCCCGGTGTTCTTCACCGTGACCATCCAGCTGTTGCGGGGCCAGTCGACCTGCCAGCTGACCGCGGCTTCCTCCTCAGCAGCGAGGCGCGCCTTCTCCGCTCGTAGTGCCACGTCGGCGTCGTCTCGGGCGGCGACGGCGGCGTCCCGTGCCGAGCCCGCTGAGCTTTCAGCAGCGACTGCCGACCGCCTGGCCCACCGGAGGGCGAACAGCGAAACGATGACCGCCGCGACCGCAGCGGCGGCGGCGACGATGGCCAGTGTCGTCGCGGTGGTCACAGGGTCAGCCGAGCTCCCGTCTGGATGACGCTGGGCTCTGGCATCGGGGAGTTGATCTCCGATCCGAGAACGAACAAGGCGGTAGCCCCGGCGGCGATGGCGCCGTCGTAGGTGGCCAGCTCGAACGTGGCCGACCCACCGGTGTCGCCGGACCCACCGGCCCGCGGGTAGACGGTGCCGAGATCGTCCGTCAGGTCGAAGACCCCCATGCCGACGTCGGGGTAGCGGGTTCTCGACAGCGCCACCGCCGTGTGGTCTGACCCGCTGTAGACCAGTAGGAACCGGGCCGGGCCGAAGCCGGGTACGTCGACAGCCTGATCGAGGACCTGCATCGCGGTGAAGCCGTAGGCGTCGGGTAGCTGGTCCTCGGTGATGGGCTGAGATCCATCCAGCGGGACTGCCACCTCGCGCCCCGCGTCAGGGTCGCCGGTCAGGCTCATCGACCGCAGGAACAGCACTCGGGCGGCGGGGGCCAGGGCGGGGGTGAACCCGTGGCGCTGGGTCATCCAGTACGGCTGGCTCTCGTCGAGGACTCTGCCGCCCCCGCCGCCGCCGGCCATCGCGTACCAGCGATTCCCGTCGTCGCTGATCTGGAGGATCCCCTTGGGGAAGCTGTCCGCCCGACCCGCCTGCACATCGGCGATGGAGGCCTGCAGCTCGGCGAACAGCAGGTGCCACCCGTCCTCGCGATCGATGACCGCGATGAGCACGATCTCGCCGTAGGCGGGCACGCGGACCGTGCGGCCGATGGGGAGGATGCGGTTCGGCGACGGCGCAGCGGCGATCGGGTGAGGTGAGGGCTCGGTCACAGTGGACAGGGTAGGTGTTCACAGCGGACCCAAGACCGGCGTGACCCCCGGAGTTGGGCATCATGCTGGGTCAGGCAGCGGGGAAGAACGCCGGCACCGGCATGGGCGACCCGTTCGACCACATGCACCGGGAGACCGGCAGGTCCGGCAGGCCGCACTGCTCGAGGCGGTGGCGCAGGACGGCGAGTTCGTGCGAGGGGTAGTCCATGCCGACGATGATTCCCAGCAACGCGCTCAGCGCTTCCACCTCTTCGTGGTGGGAGTCGTTGATCACGACGTACCGGTACTCCATCTCAGAGGCCCAGTCGATGTCCTTCTCGAAGTACAGGACGTCGGCGTGCTGTGCGATGGCTTCCTCGGCGACAGCAAGCGAGCCGCGCTCGGCGATGTCCTGCAGCTCGAAAGTGCCAACCGCCTGCATCATCCACGGGCCCGCTGCGTAGTGGACGGGCCCCTTGTGGAGCCCTACGGGGAGGGCTTCGGTGACGATCGCGTCGAGCTTCTCCTGGTCGAAGATCAGGATGGCGCCGCGGTGCCGATCCCCGTACTGCTCCCACATCCGCGCTCGGGCCCACCCGCGATCGGCCCCCAACGGCGACCACCCGGACTCCGGCCGATCCTGGGTGAAGCACACCATCTTGGCGCGCTGCCGCATCGCGGCGTCGAGCTGGTCCCACAGCTCGAAGACATCCGTTCCTGGCGGGTCGGTGTCGCCTCGCCTGGTCAAGTTCGGCCGCCAGGTGCCGTTCTCGCGCGGGTCCCGCATCGCAGAGTACGGCCCCAGCCACAGACGCTTCGACGTCAAGATCAACGCCAACTTCTCCGCGCTCGTGTAGTGGTACAGCCTGGGACCCTCACCCGGGTCGGGACCGCCGAATAGCGCCATGGCCCCAGTGTCTCAGCCTCTCCGGACTCACCACTCCCACGAGGCGTCGCCGGTGGCCACCCGCGACGCCTCGGCGCCGGCGTAGACCTCCCACGCGCGAGCGACACCACCCGATCCCGGGAAAACATCCACGAACTCGTCCCCCGACTGTGCGCCGAGCAGGTCAAACACCCAGCGGCAGAACCCGGCCGGTTTCGCCCCGATGACCCGGCCCGGGTCGGTGGTGCGGGCGCGGGCCGACAGGACGAGGACATCGACCCGTCGTGCGGATCCGCGCGACGCGTCGTCCGCGGCGGGTGGCGACGCGTGCGCGGCCGCACTGCACGACGCGTCCACCGCGGTGATGGGCGACGCGTCGTCGAGCTGCTCGACCCGACGCGTGGTTCCGGCGTGACGGGACGCGTCGCTCACCTGGTCGGCGCGACCCGTCGCGTCCGCCGGCTGGCGCGACGGCTCACCCGTCGTGGAGGACCTGCGCGACGGGTCCAGTCGGCCGCCGCTGTAGATCACCGGCTCCCACGCGTTGAGCGGGCCCGCGCTACGGGTCGGCCGCTCACCCTTTACCCACGCGGCCACGCGCACCCCGGGCGGGCACAGCGCGAGCACCTCCGGCAGCGCCCGCGCCGACGTCGACAGGGCCCAGCCGTCGTACTCGAGCACAAGACGACGGATGAGCTCGGCGTGGTCGACCTCCCCGGCGTAGTCGGGGTGGTTGCCGTAGTAGCGGCGGGACAGCCCCGGGTAGGGCGGGTCGGCGTAGGCCAGGCGCAGAGGCGTCGCGGAGGACCTACCCGACGCCTCCGCCGTCCCGACGCCGGCGGCGAACCGGTGCCGGGCCTGACGGCAGCGCACCGAGCAGCACACCGCGTCGCGGCGCAGGGTGGCCGGGATCGGGCCGCGACACCAGGCGCATGTCCGATCGCTCACTGGTCGGCCCCGCTGGTCCCGGCGGCGAGGCACGGGCACAGCTCGACGGTGATGTCGAGTCGTCCGCCGCGGTGCACCCGGTAGGGCTCGCCGAGCTCGGTCAGGCAGCCGATGCCGAGCGCGGCGGAGTGCAGCACCATCGGGTGCTCGCAGCCCGGGCAGGCCGCGTCGTCTGGCTCGACGCCGGCGCCGCCGCACCGCGTGCAGGTGAAGTCGGCGCCGACCTGGACGTCCTCGACGTCGCCGCGGCCGAGGCATTGCCGGCACCGGGGGCGGCCGGTCACCGCGCACCTACGATCGAACGCGTGTCCGAACCGCCCCTGCCGGAGATGGGTCCGTTCGACCCACCCAAGCTGGTGTGGGTCCGGGTGCCTGCGGTCGGCCGGCGCGCCGAGGACGGCTGGGTGTGGGGCCACCTGTTCCGGTGGAAGCGTGCCACCGAGTGGGGCATCCCGTCCTGGGAGGCGGAGATCTCCACCGCCCCGGAGCTGGACGCGCCGCGGCGGTGGGTGACAGCCAGCAGCGTCCGACAGAGGTACCCGGAGGACCCGTAGGCGGTCACCACCGCTCACCGGACCTGGTGCCGTGGCCGCCGTCGCCCTCGCCGGGCGGGTGACCGGCGAACTCGTGGCAGTACATCGTGGACGGGAACGCGCCGTCGTCGGTGTGCACCCACTCGTGGTGGGTGTCCCGGCAGAGCGGGTGCAGGCCGTCGACGAGCTCGACGTCGGCGGCGCGCTCCTCGGCCTCCCGGCCGTGCAGCGGACAGTCCTCGTCGGCCCAGCCCTCGCCGCGCAGCCCCGCGCCGTAGCAGCTGCACACCCGGGCCGGCAGCTCGTCCGGCCCGTCTGGCGACACGAAGGCGCAGGACAGGTCCAGGCGCGCGGTCACAGGAACGGTTCCCACAGCTCACGGAGCGCGCCGAGCACGCGCTCACTGGCCAGGAACGCGCGGACGCGGGCGTCGTCGGCCGCGGTGACCGGCGCGGACCAGCTCACCAGCAGCGACTTGCGTGGCATAACCAGGAACAGCGTGAGGGTGGCCGGGTCGCTGGGCTTGCCGTCGTCGTTGACGTCCGCCCAGTCGTTCCAGTCCCAGCGGTAGACGTGGTTCATGCCGGCATCGCAGTCCTGCACGGCGTCGATGAGCTGGTCGAGGGTGCCCCAGTCGATGCTGGTCCCCTCGGCGCCGTAGAACGGGTGGTCGATCTCGGCCAGCGGCCTCTGGTCGGGCCGCTGCGGTCCCCGGGCGGCGGTCACGACGCGGCCCCCGGCAGCACGATGGGCAGCTCGCGGGACACGCTGTGCACGGCCTCGACGTAGCCGGATCGGTTGGCTCCTTCGCCGGCCAGCTCGTCTTTCCAGCGGATGGCGACGTCGCCGGGCATGTTCAGCTCGTCCGCCTCGCGCACGAACTGCCGCAGTAGGGAAAGGGTGATGCCGTCTCGGCCGGAGTGGGTCACCCGCACTCGCTCCGTGATGGTCTCGCCTCGGTGCTGGCTCATGTCTCCTGCTCCTTCGGGTGGGGGGTAGGGATGGGTCGCGCAGCCCGGCGGGCGGCCAGGGCTTCGATGCGGTCGTTGACGCGTGCGGTGGTGGCGGCGCGGAGCCGCTCGAGGTCGGCGGCGGTGTGGGTGGCGGCGAGCAGCTCGGCGGTGGTGGCGCACCCGCGGCAGTTGCGGCGGGTGCGCCAGACCGAGCGGGGGAGTGGGGCCCCGCAGCGGGTGCACTCAGGGAGCGGGCGCGGCAGGCCGGTGACGGGCATCGGTCACTGGTCCGCCTGGGCCTCGTGCTGCTCCGGAACGACGTCAGCGGGGGGCAGCGCGCCGCGGTCCACGCTGGTCCGCGGCTCGGGTGTCCATCGGGCCCAGTCCCGCATCTCGTCCGCCCGCAGCGACGCCGCCCACTCCGGGTCCCCGCCGGCCATCAGGACGCCACCTCGGCCGCAGCGCGGGCGGCGGCCCGGGCTGCAGCAACCGCATCGGCCTGGTCGAGCAGGTCGATGACGTCCCCGACCCGCCACAGCGACGGCCCAGCGTCGGTGCACGCTGAGCACCCGGCCCGCCGCAGCCCCGGCGCGGCCCACACCAGCGCGGCGTGCACCGGGCACGCCCGGCCCCGGTCGCGGATCTTCCCGCGGGCCTTCCAGTCCCGCAGCCGCCGCGGCACGATCGTCCGGCCGAGGCGGTTCAGCGCCCGCGTCAGGGTCGGGGTGTCGGCGATCTGGTCCAGCGCGAGGGTCAGCAGCCACGCCCGCCGCTCGCCGACCACCCAGGTCGTCCCACAGCCGGTCAGCCCGGCACGGTCGGTGCACACCAGCACGTCGTCGGGGTCCGGTGCCTCCTGGCCGTGGGCGGCGCGGGCGTACAGCGGCACCTGGCACAGCACGCCGTCGCCCAGCTCGGCGCCGCACTGCCCGGCGAACCACAGGTCCGCGGGCCGGTCGATGATCCGCTCGGCCTCGACGACCGCGTCGTGCACCGCGACCACGAGCTCGGCCGCGCCGTCGGTGACCCGGATCCGTTCGAGGTGCTGCAACAGGAACAGCGCGAGCTCGGCCGGCTCGGCGTGCCACAGCCGGTCGATGCGCTGCGCCGCCCGCGAGGCGGTGAGCCGGGCCTCGGCGCCGGCGATGGCCTGCCCGAGCTTGCGCTCCGCCTCCGACAGGTCCACCCCTTGCGCGTCGGCGTCGCGCAGGAACTCGGTCCGCAGCTCCAGCCGCGCCTCCAGCGGCAGCACCGCCGGCACCGGCGGCAGCTGACCGGCGATCCACAGCGCCCACGGCTGCAGGTGCCGCACCAGCGCGCCGCGCAGCTCCCCGGCCGCCTCGTGGAACGGGACCGGCTTCTCCCCACCGCGGGTGTCGGAGTCCCCGACCCGGGCCTGCCGGGCCAGCTGCGCACCCAGCTCGGCACCCAGCCCAGCCCACGGCGCGGTGCCGTCGGCGCCGGCCGCGGGGGCCAGCTGGCGCAGCTCCCGCTTGAGCCGGTGTTCGCAGTGGGAGTCGATGAACGCGTCGGGCGGCGTCGGGGCACCGCACGAGCACAGTCGCACCGTGGTGGTCACCTGCTGGGCTCCTTCGGGGTCGGGGTCAGGTCGCAGGACGAGCAGAGGAGGTAGCGGCCGAGGAACCCGGCCGGGAAGCGGGGCCGCCGGCACCAGCGGCAGCGCCGGCCGGACGTGGGCGGGTCAGGCGCGGGGGCGGTCATGCCGCGGCCCTCGCCGTCCGGGCGGCGGCCCGCCGCGCGCGTCGTGCTGCACGCCGGGCCCGCAGCCGCGCATGGCCTGGTCGATCCGGCGCTGGGCGGCGAGCTCGCAACGGGTCGCGGCCCGCGCCTCCACCGGCACGACGAGCACCCGGCCGAGCTGGTCGGCCGACCAGCGGGCCCGCCCCAGGGACAGCACCAGCCGGTCGGTCGACTGCACTGCCCGCGCCATCGCGCGCTGCCACCCGGTCAGGTCGATGTCGAGCCGCACGATCAGGTCCGAGACGGCGGCCATCAGGACGCACCACCCGCGGCGCCGAGGGCCTTCTCCAGGTAGCGCTCGAACCCACGCTCGGGGACCCGCAGCGAGCGGCCCACCCGGTACGCGGGCAGCTCCTCGTTCTCGATCAGCCGGTAGACGGTCATCTTCGACACCTGCAGCCGCCACGCCACCTCGGCGACGGTCAGCACCGGCGGCGGCACCGGCGCCCGGCCCAGCGCGGCCGTCACGGGAGGGCCTGCACGTCGACGTCGACGAGGGTCGCGACGGGCACCGGGATGCTTCCGGGCCCACGCTTCCCGACCGGCACGTCGGCGGTGAACAGCTGCCGGGCCACGGCCTGGCGGGCGAGGTCGGTGAGCACCTCGGACCGTGACGCACCCAGGCCGTGCGCGGTGCAGGCCAGCAGCTGCTCGGGGACCGACACGGGCACCGTCCACGTCAGCGTGACGACGCCGACGACCCGGTCGGGCGCCTCGGGCACGGGCGGTGGGGCGGGAGCGGGCATCGGGGTCTCCTCGGTGTCGTCGTGCTCGGGGGTGTCGCGGGGCAGGTCGTCGACGCAGTGCCGGCAGGCATCGACCAGCGCGCCGGTGATCGGGCAGCGCTCGGGGTCGCGGCTCATCGGGGGTCCTCGTCGTGCTCGTGGGGGTCCAGCGGGGGCTCGGAGTCCAGGCCGGGGAGTGGGACGTCCTCGTAGGGGTCCAGCAGCTGGCCGGGCACCGGGGCGGGGGTTGATGCCGGAGTGGGCGGCGGTGAGACGTCGGCCAGCGCGTAGTCGGCTGGGTTCCAGCTGTGCTCGGGGAGGCCGACCGAGCTGGGTCCGTCGTCCACCCCGGCCGGACCCAGCCCGTCCGGGCCTGACCCGACCTGCCCTGACCCGACCTGGGGGGTGCGCGGAGTCACGCCCTCCGTCGCTGGGTCTGAGCCAGGTCGGGAGCTAGCTCGCGAGCCAGGTACAGAGCCCTTCGGGTCGAGCAGCACCATCCCGGCTTGCCGCGGCGTGCGGTGGGCCTTGTAGGAGTTGCAGGACCGGCAGGAGACGACGCAGTTGCCCAGGCTGGTGTCGCCCTTGGGGTTGACGTGGTCGTAGGTGCCGGAGATCGGGGACACGCGGTCCCCGATCCAGCGGACGGCCACGTCGCAGTAGCGGCAGCGGTCGCCGTCGCGGCGCCGGATGGCGTCGCGGAGGGCCTTGTCCCGGGCGAGCTTCTGCCGGTTCCGATCGGCCTGCTGGCGCAGCTTCACCGACGCGGAGGAGGGCTGGATGACCGACCAGTCGTGGAACTGCCAGCCCTTGGCGCCGTCCTTCGTGGCCACCTCGAACAGTCCGGCACGCACCAGTTCGCCGGCCAGCTTGACGCCGGAGGGGAACTGCCGGACGAACCAATCCTCGACGAACCCGTCGGTCAGCTGCTGTCCGCAGTGCGAGCCGGCCATCGTCCACAGGCCCATCGCGGCCAGGCCAGCCCGGCGTGCCTTGGGGTGGCCGTTGAGGGTGTCGTCGACCTTGAACCAGACCATCAGGTGTCGGCCTCCTCTCGGCGTGCTGCGGTGGCGGGCCCGGCGACGCGGGTCCAGCTGTGGCCCTCGACGCAGGCCGGGTCGGGGGTCTGGTCGTGGCGGCGGTGCGCCGCGTAGCCGCCCGGGGTGCCGCACACCGGGGCCGGCCGCCGCCGGGGGGCGGTGAGCGCTTCGGCGTCGCAGGCCAGCCGCAGTCGCAGCCGGGCGAGCTGCAGCTGCCGGTGCGCCTCGTTGAACAGCGCGACGGCCACGGCCAGCTGGACGGCTTCGGGGCGGGGTTCGGCCCACGCCCCGGCGGTCACCCGTCACCGTCCTGGCCCTCACGCAGAGCGGCCTGGGAGGAGCCGATCAGCCAGTCCTTGAACAGCACCCGGGGCTCGACGTCGCGGTAGAACTCTGCGAGCTCGGTGGCGTAGCCGGCCGAGTAGGCCTCGGCGCGGGCTTCCTGGGCGGTGCGGGCGGACTGGTAGCCGTCGACGAGTTCGGCGTGCTGTCGGGAGCACCGGTGCTGGCGCGGGGCCTTGGTCATGTCGATGCGGCAGGTCACCGGCGCACCTCGGTGGGCTTCCGGCGTGCACCGGCGGCGTAGAGCCGGCCGGTGAGGGCCAGCGGGCCGCCCCCGGCCCAGTGCACGACGGCGTAGGGGTGCCCGTCGTGCTTGGCGCGGCGCAGCAGGGCCACCTGCAGCGGGCCCACCCAGTGCAGGACCCGTTCCCCGTCGACCCGGTCGGGCAGGTACACCAGGTCCCCGCGCCGCACCTGCTCCAGCGGGACGACGGGCCAGGAGTCGACGGCCACGGCCGGTCACGTCCGGGCCCCGGCGGCGCGGGGGCGGCGCCGGTCGGGCCGCTGCAGCTGGGCCCACGCCGCACGGCGGGCGTCGGCGGCCTCGGCGAAGGTGGGACGCCGCAGCTCGTTGAGCGCCACCACCCACGGGGCCCGGTCGACCGCCGCGGCGCGGGCACCAGGGCCGGTCAGCCACCCACGGATGGCGTCGATGAGGTCCAGGCACACCTCGGGGGACAGCAGCTCGCGGTGGTCCCGGACGGCGCGGGCGGTGAGGATCGCGCCGTGGGTGCGGCGGCCCAGCGCGCCGAGGACGGCGTGCACCAGCACCTCGGGCTGCACGGTCACGCAGGTGGGGAGGCCACGGTTGCTGCTCATCGGAGCGACTCCAGTCCGGGGACGACGGGGCGGGGGAACAGGGCGCGGGTGATGACGCCGTTGTCGAGGTCGGCCGGGCGCCAGACGCCGGCGTCGACCCCGGCGGCGGTCAGCAGGTCCAGCCACGCCCGCTGGTCGGGGGTCAGGCGGCCCTTCTCGGTCTTGAGCTCGCGGACCAGGAACAGCCGGTGCACCGGGTGGACGAAGGCGAGATCGGGCCAGCCGGGGTCGGACCGGTCGGAGCGGTGGGTGTGGTAGCAGCGCCAGCCCCACGTGCGGGCCTGGCGGCGGACCTGGGTCATGAAGGCGGCCTCAGTCATCTCCGCCCGTGACGGCAGGGCGCCGACGCGCACGCCCCTCATCGGTCGACCCACGGCGGAGCCCCTGGGCCCACCAGCGGCCTCCAACCGAGGTCGACGACCAGCCGCACGACCTCGACCCCGACGAGCGGTGAGCAGTAGGGGCCACCGGCGCGCGGGGTTGTCAGGTGCGCCCACAGGTCGAGCAGGGCGACCGGCCGTGCGCCGATCGATGCCAGGCCCTCGACCTCCGCCCTGGCAGCGGCCCGGGCGGCGCAGACGGTGCGGTGCTCGGCGCTGACCGCGGATCGGTCGCCGCACGTCGCGCAGCCGTCGACGTCGGCCACGGGGGCGGTCATGGCGGGGGTGCTCATCGCCCGTTCCGGCGTGCGCAGTCGCAGCTGGTGCAGGCGCCGTTGCTGACCTGGCGGTAGTGGAGGTGGCCGCAGGTGCTGCAGACCCACTGCCCGCGGGGCGCGACGGGGGCGGTCCGGAACTTCATGACCGGCCGCCGGCGGGGAGCAGGTCGAGCAGGCCGTCGTCGATGAGCTTCTCGGCGTTGAGCCGGGTGAGCAGCGCGGACTCGTCCTTGCCGCCGTGCATGGACACGGTGGGCGCGGCCGGGGGGAGGATGCGGGCCCAGTCGATGCGCTCGGCGGTCTGGGTGTCGACGACGATCTCGACGGGGGTGCCGTCGGTCTCCTCGTGGTCTTCGACGACGAGCCGGTTGAGCAGCTGGGTGACATAGGCGGGCCGGACGCGGGTGACGGGGTCGGTGTGGATGACCTCGACCTCGGTGGGCGCCCACTGCTGCACCCACGCGAGGAGGGCGTCGTGGTCGGCGACGGAAATCGACCGGCTGGCCTCGACGTTCTTGATCATCACCCCGCCGTAGGGGGTGGCCCAGTCGCGGGCGTGGCTGGTGCGGTACTCCTGGAGCACGGCCTCGACGAGGGTGGCCTTGCGCTTCTTGGCGGCCTGCTCGACGGCGGTGAGGGCGGCGTACTGCTCGGCGGCAGTCAGGGTCATGAGGGGGTCTCCTCGGTGAGCTGGGTGCGCCGGGCCTGGACGGCGGCGGCGACGGTCTGGACGTCGGTCTCGGTGAAGCGGCGGGACGCGCGGGCGGCGGAGGCCCGGCGGGTGATGCGGTCGAGGTGCTCGGGGGTGGCCGCGCTCCGGGCCTCGGTGGCGAGGGAGTCCGGGGTGATCGCGGTCGGGGACGGCGGCGGCCCGGCAGCTGGCGGTGGCCGGTGCCCGTCGGGTTCGGGGGCGCGTTCCTCGGGGAGGAGCTCGCCGGGCTGCAGGGGCCGGATGTCGCGGTGGGGCACTAGTCCGCCGGGGTCGAAGCCGAGGGCGTCGAAGATCAGCCACTCGAGGAGCCGCCCGTCGGCGTCGGCGGGGGCTGGTCCGGTGATGCCGCCGTCGGCGATGCCGGCGCGGACGGACCGGCCGCCGACAATCTCGGGGGCGGAGTCGCGGGTCATCCGCACCCAGGCGGTGGCCGCTGGGGCCAGCGACCAGTGCGCGTCGGAGGTCCAGGCGCCGGTGTCGGGGTGGCGGGTGCCGCGGGCGGTGACGACAACGATCCCGGGGAAGGCCAGCAGCTCGTTGAGAACGAGGGCGTGCCGGTGGGAGGCGTCCTGCCACAGGGAGCCGGCGCGGACGTCGGCGTGCGGGTCGGCGGCCAGGGCCTCGCGGCCGGCCCGGGAGGACCGGGCGCGGGAGGAGGTCCAGTCCTTGAGACCGGCCCACAGGGAGTGCATCCCGGTGACGGCGAGCACGACCGGCCAGCCGCCGGAGTCGGCGACCTGCCGGGCGCGGGCGGCGACGGCCTTCACCTGGGCGAGGACGCCGACGAACGTGCCGTCGTGGTCGACGATCCGGTGGCGGGCGCCGGGGATGGCGCCGTACTGGTCGGCCGAGGACTCCCCGATGCCGACCCAGTAGGTCTCCGACACCAGCTCCGAGCCGGACAGCTCGGCCACCGACCACTGGCGGCCGGACTTGTCCTCGCCCTCGACGAGCACCAGCGGCCACGGCACCCGCCCGGACGGGGCGCGGGTGACGAGCTCGGCGGCGGTCACCGGACGGCCCGCCGCCGCTGCTCGGTGAGCACCAGCTCAAGGGCGCGCTGCCGGCCCCATTGCAGTGACCGCTCCAAGCCCGGGGTGGGCTGCGCGTACCGGGCGGCGCGGTCGGCCAGCTCGGTGTCGCTCAGCTTGGTCACCAACTCGCGGCGACGCCGGTCGGCTCCGGTCTCGCTCACGGCGGTCACCGGCCGACCTCGGTGACGTCGAGGCGCCAGCGGACGGCGGCGGCGAGGCGGACCCCGGCGACGGTGACGCGGCCGGAGCGCACCAGGTGCAGCCGGCGCGGGGTGCGGTCGAACACTTCGGACCGCTCGGTCAGGCCGAGGAACCCGGCCCAGGCCAGGAAGGCGGTGCGGGAGTCGACGGTCAGGACGACGCCGGGCCGGTCGCGGTCCATGGACGCGGTCTGCACACCGTCGAACGCCGGGGCCCCGGGGGCGTCGATGAGCAGGGCGAACAGCGCGGCGATGGACGGGACGAGGGCCGGGTCGGCCACGGGGGCGGCGATGACGACCTCGGCGGCGGCCCAGTCGGGCTTGCCGCCGCGCACCACGGCCAGCTGGAAGGTGCCCGGCTGCGGGTCGGCGGTCACCGGTGCGACCTCGCCCACCGCGCACCGGCTTCGGTGGCGGTGTAGACCTCGCGGGACGGGCTTTCGGCGGTGGTGCGGCGCCGGGATCCGCTCATCTCGGCGTAGCCGTCCCGCACCAGCTCGGACAGCCGGGGCGCGATGGAGTACAGCCATCGCTCCTCGCCGTGGGCGGTCTTGTAGGCGCCCACGGCTTCGACCGCGGTGAGGCCGAGCCCGCCGGAGTCGACGAGCAGGACCAGCAGTCGGCCGCGGATGGTGCCGGCCTGGGGTGCGATGCGGTCGCGGGCGGCCTTCTCGGCGACCCCGGCCCGGCGGTGCGCCTGACCCTCGGCCCGGGCGGGGGAGGCGGCGGGCCGGGTCACGGGGTGCCCCCGGCGGCGATGAAGTCGTAGTGCCCGGCGACCAGCAGGGCGGCGACGAAGAACGCGGCGGCGAGCAGCCAGCCGACGGCGCGGCCGGTGCGGGTCAGCCGCTCCCGGGACGGGATGAGCGGCGCGGTGACCGCGGTGAGGGTCAGCGCCCGCGGGTCCAGGTGCGCCGGGAGAGCGCCGGGGCCCTCGTCGGCGATGCGGATGCCGCGGCCGACCACCAGGGCCAGCGCGGTGGACAGCAGCAGAAGCAGGACGGCGGCGAGGACGACGGTCATCGGGTCGCCGCCTGCGGGACGGCGGGGAGCGGGCGGCGGGCAGCGACGGTGTCGCGGTCGACGACGCCGGCCTGCAGGATCGTCGGCCGCAGCTGCGACCGGCGGACCGCGGTGGCGAAGCTGGTCCCGGCGTCCTCGGCGGAGAAGCCGAGGCCGGGGCCGAAGACGGGATCGGGGGCGCGGTGGCGGCTCATCGGGCCGACCGCCGGTTCGCACGACGGGAGGCGCGGGCCACGCGGTTGGCGGCGCGGCGCCGGGCGACGGTCGCGGCCGGGACGGTGCCGGCGTAGACGTGGCTGAGGGAGTTCATCCCCAGCAGGACGCCCAGCCGGGTGTAGTCCGGCTGCTCGAGGTGGTCGGGGAGCAACTTCATGGCAGACTCCTGTCTGGCGAGCCGCTCACCGGTCCTGGCAGGGATGTCGTGGTGGGCGGCTCTGTCGTTGGGTGGTCACCCGCGGCCGGCGGGGAGAGCTCGCCGGCCGCGGGGGGTCTCAGGCGGCGACCGGGTGACCGGTGCGCCGTGCGCGGATCCGCCGCTCCAGCTCCTCGACGGACGGGCCGCCGGGGCGGTGCGCCTGCTCGGCCACCTGGCGCGGGGTGAGCGCGGCCAGCCGCTGCAGCGACGCGGCGAGGTGCTGGCCGGCCGAGGCGATGGCCTCGTCCCGGGTCATGTCGGCGTCTCCGCGAACGCGCCGGGGTTCAGCAGAGCGATTGGTCGCACCTGCAGGGCCTTGGCCGCGCGGGCAGCCAGCTGGGGGGTCAGCGCGCGGCGGCCGTTCTCGATGTTCGACAGGTAGCTGTGCGAGATCTGCAGCGTCTCGGCCAGCTCGCCGAGCCGGATGGCCCGCGCCTCCCGCAGAGCTGCGAGGGTGGCGCCTGCACGCACCTGCTCCTTGGCGTCACTCGTCGGGGTGAGGCGGTTCGGCATGTGTGGAACAGTAGGGAACAAACAGGCATAGTGCCAGCCATGGAACAGAGGTTCCGGGAGAAAGTTCCCGAAGCGCAGGTCAGAGGCGCGACACGCCTGGACGGATGTTCCTTGTCGTTCCTAGTGTTTCCCGTTGTGGACCGGGACATAGCGGCAGCAGCGCGGGCGATCGAGGTGGCGCTGGGCCAGCGCGGCTGGAACCAGATCGACCTGGCTCGCGCGGCCGAGGTCGACCCCGGCACGCTCTACGACTTCATGGCAGGGCGCCGCTGGCCGCAGGTGCGCACCAGGTCGCGCATCGAGACGTCGCTGGAGATGGAGCCGGGCACGATCGCGCGCATCGCCGCTGGTGAGACTGTCGGACCCCGTCCGCAAGATGCGGCCCCCGACCTTCCGGTCGGGGCCGGCGTCGACCCGGAGCTGCTGACCCAGCTCGCCCAGGCCGACCCGGACGCACTGGAGGCAGTGCGCGCCGTCCTGCGGGCAGCGCGCCGGGGGGACTGACCTTGCTCGTGTACGACCCGTGGGCCGACCTGGCCGCGCGACCGGACATCGTCTGCCGCACCTGCCGGCTGCCCGAGGGCGACGCGATGTGGTTCCCGGACCTGCGCGGCATCGCCCTCGACCACAAGCTGGACCGCGTCGGCCGACGCTCGGCGCTCGCCCACGAACTCGTCCACGTCGACCACGACGACGTCCAGCTGGCCGGCTGCGGCCCGGACGGACCGCGACAGGCCCGACGGCAGGAAGCCCGCGCCGACCAAAAGGCCGCACGTCGACTGATCCGCCTGCCCGCGCTGGCAGCCGCGCTCGCCACCCACCCGCACGACGTCGCCGCGGCGGCCGACGACCTCGACGTCACCGTGCACCTGCTCGTCGTCCGGATCGAGCACCTGCACGCCGCCGAACAGCGTGACCTACGCACGCACCTGGATCACCACGGTGACGTCGCGGCTTGACCGGGGGCTGGCCGTCGTCCCCGACGTCCCGCCCCGCGCGGTGCTCTACCTGCGGCAGTCCGTCGCCCGGGACGACTCCATCAGCCTGGAGCTGCAGGAGACCGCCTGCCGGGACTACTGCGCCCGCCGCGGCTACCGGGTGGTCGACGTTATCGCCGACCCCGGCATCAGCGGCCGCACCTGGAACCGACCCGGCGTACAGCGCACCATCGCGATGGTCGAGCACGGGGACGCCGACGTCGTCGTGCTCTGGCGCTGGTCCCGCCTCTCCCGCTCCCGCCGAGACTGGGCCGTTGCCGTCGACCGGGTCGACGTCGCCGGCGGCGCCATCGAGTCGGCCACCGAACCGGTCGACACCACCACCGCCGCCGGCCGGCTGCAGCGCGGGATGCTCGCCGAGCTCGCCGCCTGGGAGTCCGAAGTCAAGGGCGAGCAGTGGAAGGAGACTCACGCCCGCCGGCGAGCGCACGGTCTCCCGCACGGCGGCGGCTACCGGCCCGGCTACCTCTACGAGAGCAAGACGTACCGGCCCAACCCCGACACCGCGCCGCTGGTCGCCGAGCTCTACCGGCGGTACGCAGACGGGCAGGGCCTGCGGCCGCTCGCGGTGTGGCTGACCGCCGTTGGTGTCCCGTCCCGCGCAATCGGTAGCGCCTGGACCCACCGTGGCGTCTCCTCGCTGCTGGAGACCGGCTGGGCGGCCGGGCACCTGCACGTCCACGACCCCGCCTGCCTCTGCAGAAAGCCCGCGACCTGCCGGCGGCGGGTCCACGTGCCTGGGGCGCACCAGGCGATCGTCGATGGCCATCTGTGGGACGCCTACCTGGCCGAGCGTCGTCGCCGCGGCGGAACCCCTCGGCGACAGCTCAACCCCACCACCCCGCTGGCCGGTCTGGTGCGCTGCGCTGGGTGCGGCTACGGGATGCGCACCAAGAAGGGCCGCGGTCCCGCTGGCTACTACGCGTGTGAGACGGCCGGGTGCCCGCAGCCGACCACCGTTGTGCGGACCCGCGCCGAGCAGGCCGCCCGCGACTGGCTGGACGGCCTCGCACATGAAGTCGCCCGGGCCGCCGAGCTCGCCGCCAGCGCCGACGCGTCCCAGGCTGCTGGCCGGGCGGCCGTCACCCGGCTGGCCCGGGCCGCCGGGCAGCTTGAGGCCGAGCTGACCCAGCTGACCCGGCAGCTGACCCGAGGCGTCATCCCCGAGTCGGTCTACGCCACCACCCGGGACGAGCTACTGGCCGAGCAGGCGACCGCCGCGGCCGCGCTCGCCGAGGCCCAGTCCGCCGTCGCGGCCACCGGGCCAGCGCCCGGGGTCGCCCGGGACGTTCTGCTGGCGTGGGACGAACTGCCCGCCGGCGACCTCAACGCCGCATTGCGGGACCTGCTTCGGATCGTCGTCACCCGCGGCTCCTGGAGACCGACCGTCGAAGTCGTTCCCGCCTGGGAGTAGGCCGGGCGTCTCCTACCCGGTTCGGAACGGTGCTGTTCGCCCTGTTCCCGGGCCTGGTCAGCATCGTGACGCTGGCCCAGTGAGGAGACCCGCATGACCGTCCTGACCGTGGTGCTCACCGCCCTCGTCGACCGCCTGCGCGGTGCGGACGCCGAGCGCGGCGACGTGCCGGGCTGGGTGATGATCACCGTGATGACGGCGGCGCTCGTGCTCGCCATCCTCGTCCCGTTCCGGGAGGCCATCGTGGCCGCCGTGCAGAACGCGCTGACCTCGGTCACCAGCGGTGGCGGCTGA